ATAACTTTCTTTATGGTGTCATTCGTAGATACAGTTTTAGTCTCGTTCGATTCAGCATCTACTCTAGACAACAGACGTTCGCGTTTCTGCTCGTCGGAGGTCCACACATTATCAGCGAAACTACCCTCAGGTGCTTCTCTTCCTACAGCGATATTGAATCCACGTTTGAGTGTTCCACCGACATTAGAAGCAAACCCTTTAGCGAGTTTCCCGATACCTTCTCTAGTTTTTTCTACAGGTTCTTCTTCTGTGTTCATTCCAACTGAACGACCAAGACGATTTAAAAATGTATCTTTTTCACCAGTCAAAGTATACCCAGATGCCTTTACTACTTCCTCGCGAGATTTTTCTTCCATATCTTTGCCGAGTTTTTGTAGTAACGGATTGTCAGAGTTTTGTAGATCCTTTGTGATACCAACAATCTTACCGATTGCCTTCTCAAACTCTTTCATGTTTTTAGTTTGTAACTTGGTGATCTCGTCGATCATTGTTTTGATCAATTCTTTTTGATCATCATTTGTTTCTTCGCGCATTTCTAATGCCGAAGACTCAAAGGTCTGCATAAAAGTTGAGATCATAGATTGTGTAGCAGTAGGATTTGCCTCTGCCATCGAACCTGGATTTACTGCAGCAGCAATCTTAGAAAGTTGACTTTCCTTGCCGATACCTTTAGTTTGCTGTTGCTGTTCCATTTAGTCCTGATTCTCTGCTTTCTTTTTAAGATGCGCCATTAGCATCCCTATGTATACTTCCCTCTCCCAAGGCATCATATTCTCTAATTCGGTCAAACTATATTTATGTTCATGCATTAAAATAAAGTTGATTTTGTAGAAATTCATCAAGTTATCATGAGAAAGGGTTATCCGAAAAAATTTTCAACACCATCCACAACTACAGTATTTTCTGTTCCACACTTAGAGCAGGTATAATCAATATTGTGGAAGATCTTTGGTGCTGTGACAAAGAATTCTACGATCTTCTCAAACTGTTCGTTTGTTAATCCTTCAATGAATTCCACAATTTCTTCAGTCGTTTGATCTTTCGCATCATGAATTTCATCTTGCGTAAAGACCTTATCAATACACGACACAACTAAATCGAACACAGGTAAGTCATCATCTACTAGAACTTCTGCGGTAGGATACTTCATGATAACACCAATCTCAGGAGTGATCATAATTTTATTCTTGTGCTCAGGAGTTATTTGTAAATCAATATTATCTAGATCTAGAATTGTTGGAGTTTTGTGACCACACTCGCCGCAAATCAAGTTAAACTCTGAATCCTTACCGATAGACTGCGAACGCAATTTAATAAAGATGTTCTGTATGTCAAAGAATGGTAGTTTCTCTGCATCGATCTTACCGTCAGAGCAAGAGTTGATGACTTGTTGCATAGCGCGAATCATATCTGCTCGTTGATTGGATTCTGCTGCTAGAATTAAAATCTTTTCCTCTTTCACGAGGAATGGTCTCATTGATACCCTTTGTTTTGTTGAATATACTTCAACGTCAAATGTCGGTACTGATATTGTAGGTAGTGCCATAATTTACTCCAAATAATTAAATGTCTTCAAATTGTGGGATGTCATTCTCAACATTATTGATAAACTGATCAGCGTTGTTGATGTTGTCTAAATCATTCAAATTTTCATATTCTCTACCCTCTGGCGTATACGCACTTATTACTTCCCATCTCTTATACGCGAAAGTTACAGGCATTCTGAGAACTTCTGAATTGGTCGCAGAAACAGATATTGGTGCGATTGATCTAGGAAAAGCATCATGGATTTTCCAATGAGCAATGACGTTGTCTTCATTGTTAAGAGATACTAAATCAATTTCTGAATAATAATCTTCAGGGTAACTTACATATCTCGAGTATGGATTTATGATTTTGCGCATCCAGTCTCCGAAGAAATCTTTTGCTGTCCAAGATGTATCGCACAAAAACGTAAACGTAATAGCATCTCCACCAAAATCGATAGCATTCGCACGCTGTTCGTTCAGGTTGTTTATTCTTAGTGGTCTAGTTCCAACCAGCATTCCTGGGAATATTGCGTCTTCAACCATCATGGAAATTAATTTTGGCGATGGTCCTTGACTTGTTCTATGATCAGTCATAAATGGAGGCGGCAAAAACATTGCCTCAAACCGACTTGATCTTGCTAAATCAGTTTTTCTAATCTGAGATAAAAAATCATTGATGTTATGAAACGTTGGTCTCGCCATTAGAATTTGCTCCTAGAATCTCTGAATACCTGTTCCTTTGTAGCACCCACAAAGTTCTCGATCGGTAAGAATATTGCTGCTTGCCAGTCTTCAGGGTTGACCTTTAAGAATTGCGAGTTAACATGATTGGTCAGGTAATGTTTGATACATGGTTTGACTTCATTCGCGTTCTTTAAATTATTTAACAGATTATATGACATACGTAACTTGGTTGTTTCAGAATATGTCTTGGTTGTCTTATAGTCTAACAACTCGCCAAGGACTTGTGCTCGTAGCAGGTAAGGTAGGTAATGTAAATTGATTCCATAGAATCCACCCTTTGCTGGACCAAATGGTAGTACCAACGGAAAAGTGTCATAGAAAGGAAGTTCTTCCTTTAACTTTGGATCGTAGAAATACAAATACATCGAACCGATCTCGATATTGGTTTTCAATTCACCGATATCTGATTTCATTACGCTGCTCTGAGACAACCTCGCGCCAACGAGGTTTTTCACATTATTCATATACCAATCCATGGATCTTTGTCCATCACCTGCCTTGGCACGAAGTCTCTGAAACGGATTTGCCAATTACCTACCTTGTCCTCTGTATGCTTTATAGTTAGCACGTTTACGTTTATTCATGGTTGAAAACTTTATCGAAGAGGCACTACCACCAATTGATGTCTTGCCCTTCTTTTGATTAGTAAAGGAAATCTTAGTATTTCCGCCACCTGATTTTGCTTTTGCCATAGATATTCTCCTTCTTATTTATTACGGATTCCCAACTCTTTCTCAGTCAGGATGATAAATTTCCATCCTCTATCTTCACAAAACTCAGTAGCAAATTTCCACTTTGCTTGGTTTACCCCCCATTGCATAACTTCCTGTAGAAACTTCTTTGTTTTTCTAGCAGGCACTTTGGGTTCTTTAGTAAACTTCTGCGGTTTTACCTCAACCAGATACTTCTTCGTAACACCACTTTTTTCTTGAACCTTGATATAAAAATCCACGAAATATCTATGTACTCGATTATCTAAAGGAGAGATATACGGTATGGGTAACTCTTCAGATCCCCATTCCAATATGTTGTCGTTATTATCGCACCACTTCATGAACTTTAGTTCCCAACTGGAGCGATAAACAATATTGTTTGGATTCCCAATGTATTTCTTTGGATGCTGTATTTTATACAGACCTTTCAAAGATTCCTTGCCATAACTCATATAAATATTCCAAACTCTATACTTAATAGGATATTTATTCTAGATGGCATTAACTCCTGCACCTGCTCCTCCTGCACAAACTCCTGCTCCAGGAGCAACTGCACCTGCTGCTGCGACTGCAGCGCCTGCGCCAAAAAAAGAAAGTCGGTTCAGTAGAGGCAGCGCACCGCTCAATTTCCTAGAAACACCGCTGGATGCAGATGGTCAGCGTCGATATCCGTTGGACATTGGAAACTCCGAGGAGTATCCACATTATGTTGTTTTCTATCCTCTCGTGCGCGAAGGAACAAAACGAGGTAAAGAATTATTGGCATCTGGTGGCGGTAGAATTTTTGATCAGACAGATCAGAACAGAGTCGATCCAGAAAACGGTAAAGTCGCAACAGGTGCAGCAGGTGCGTTAATTGGTGCTCCATTAGGTGCTGCTGCTGGTGCTGGTCTTGCTAAATCTCTTGGTGCAACATTGAGTGCAAATGGTGGTAAAACTGTCAATCCGAATCCTAATACTACAGGTGGTCCAGTATCAATCGGTGTAAAAATGGCAGCAGGACTTGTTGGTGGAATTTTAGGTGCTGGTGCTGGCGCTGCAGCAGGTGTTGCTGCCAGTGCGATCGCAGGGGAGCAACGTTTAGTAATTGGTAGTGACGAGATAGTTTTATATATCCCAGATAAAATGTCAACAGGGTATAATGCTAACTACGAAACTGCAGATCTTGGTGCACTAATCGGGGGTCTTGCTTCGGGTAAGGCATCAATTGGCGGATTGTTTAGTGAAGGTACAGAAA